CTGCCATATTATATACTGGATCGTCATAGTATGCCTCATACGGCCGCTTAAATGCGATACCGCCAGTCACATATGGTGTAATGTTCATGGTAGCACCTTGGCACTGTATACCATTACCATAGGTGTTAGTTATGTATGGGCCTTGAAGAACCTGTATAGCTTGATTGGTTACTGAGCCAGAGGAGTTTGCTATTGGATTAGCAGTCGCACTAACTCCTCCGACATCTGCTGCATATGCAGGGGTCGAAACCACAGTTGTCGCAAGTAGTAGACATAGTTTCTTGGCTATTGAGTGAATGTTGAAGTTGTGTCGGTGACGCTGTTTATGGTAGTAGTTCTTTGAATTATTGTGTGATTCGAGAGGCCTGGCCCTTGATAGCTTTCCGTGAATTGAAACGCTGCTCCTGGCGTTACTATTGAGAATTCTGGACGATCCTGTAGATTCAATCCGTTCCATGTCGAAGTCACTCCGTCTAATGTTACTTGTGTTGCGTTAATAGAATCTGCTCCTGTTGGTGTTAGATTTCCATTTGATTCTACATTGGTGCCAGTCACTACATACTGCCAGCCAGTGTTATAGTCCATACTGTTAATTGTCTCCGTTACCGTAGACGTTGTTTCAGTATGGCTAGTCATTGAGCCCTGTGTAAAATTAGGCACCACGGGAACTGCTCTTGCAACTCCCGTACCACTAAGCAGTAGTAATAC